CAGTAACCGAGATACCAACTACTTCAGAAGGTTTTTACTTAGCACTTACTGAAACTAAATCTTATTACGAACGCTTTGGTAAAGTAAATGAGATGCGAGTTAAGTCTGGCTACACTGCCCTTGACGAAAAGACTATCTTGGGTATGGAAGATGAATACCAGAAGGCATTTAAGGATTACAATATGCCTGCTGGATTCTATGATACCCCAGAAGATTTCCAAAGTTTATTAGCAAACAACTTAGATATGATGGATGTGACTGACATTCTACAGGCTGGTTATGCTATCGCTGCTAACACAGATCAGTATGTCAAAGATCAATTAAAGAGCAGATTTAACATAGATGAGTCTGCTATTGCTGCTTATGCAACTGATCCAGTTAAAGGTCAGCAAGTAATTAACGCACTAGCAGGTAAGAATCTTTCTGCTGCAGCAGCACTGTTGTCAGGTATCTCTGATACTGCAGCAGCCAGAGCAACTGCATTAGGTGCTGGAGATCTAAGGTTTGCTGAGCAGCAACGAGGATTTAGTCTTGCTGCTGCTGGTGCTAAGAGAGGTGAATTCTTATCTGCAATAGATAAGAACCAAGGACTCTATGGGCAAGAGCAAGCAGTAGAAACTGTCTTTGGTGGACTAGAGCAAAGTAAGCAAGCAGGTCAGAAACTTGCTAGTGCTGAACGAGCCAGATTTAAGAAGTCAATTAACTTGACTTCTGGTGCTCTAGCTACTCCTACCGCTGGACAATACTAAAAGAATCCTGTTCGGATCTATCGGCCCCGAACGGTGTACAAGACCGATAGCAATAGCCTACTTAGTTACCCCGACTATGTAGTGGATTGCGAATCAACTAACAAGAAGAAGGGTGCGGACTATGTCCACATATGAGTACGAAGAAGAAGACGACTTTGATTTAGAACCAGAGTCAGGTAACGCAGTAAAAGAACTAAGAAAAGCCAATAGAAGCAAAGAAAAAGCATTGAAAGAAATGCAAGCGGAATTGGAAGCACTGCGAAATCAAACCCGATCTAGGACGATCAAAGATGTCCTTGGTGCTCGCGGAATAAACGAGAAGATTTCTAAGTTTATTCCTTCGGACATTGATTCCGATGAGGAATCTGTGTCACGTTGGCTTGACGAAAACGCTGATGTTTTCGGATTTGAAGTCAACAAGAAAGAAACCAATGTTGATTCTGCCAATGTGCAGAGTTATCAGCGAATTCAAAACGCAGCTAATGCAGGTCTAACGGCAGACGGTCAAGCGGATATTCTTAAACGTATCCTCAATACTGAAACCCCAGAGGAACTGAAAAAACTGTTGATGGATTCTGGTATCTAAACTCCCATCAATCAAACGAAAGGCAATACCTAAATGGCACTTCCAGGTGGAACCATTACAGGTACTGGCGAAATTGATGAATTAGTGAAACAAGCGTTCGATCAGTATGTTCGAATGGCACTTCGCTCAATTCCTGTTATGCGTTCTGTAGCAGATGTCAAGCCAGTACAACAGGCTATGCCAGGTTCGTCCGTAGTCTTCTCAATCTACAGTGACTTGTCCACAGCGACATCCACTCTAGCAGAAGAATCAGACGTAAACTCTGTAGCCCTTGGCAATCCAAGCCAAGTAACTGTTACCCTTAACGAATATGGTAACGTAGTTACAACATCTAACCAACTACGTCAGTTGTCGTTCTCAGCGGTAGACGAGGCACTAGCCAACATCATCGCTTACAACGCAGCAGATTCCCTAGACTCTATCGTAGCCACAGTGCTAACCGGTGGAACTAACGTAATCTATGGTGGAGCAACTGCTACCACTACTGACACAATCACAAATGCTGCAGTTCTATCTGTAGCAGACATCCGCGAGGCTGTAACCAAGCTTCGTACAAATAAAGCAATCCCAAGAATGGGTGACCTTTACACCGCTTTCCTACATCCACGTCAGTCTCACGACCTTCAGGCCGAGACTGGAACAGGTGGCTTCCAAGATCTCAGCAAGTTTGTTGAGTCAGGTCGTTCACAGTTCGCAACTGGTGTAGTAGGTGTTCTTGCTGGAGCCACAATCATTGAGACTCCACGCGTTCCTTTTGGAACAAACACCGCCACAGTCAACGTCTATAAGGCAGTTGTACTTGGTAAGGAAGCACTAGCAGAAGCAACAGCGCAAGATATCTCTACCGTTCTAGGTCCAGAGATTGACGCACTACGCCGCTTCCGCACAATCGGTTGGTACTACTTCGGTGGATTCAACCGTCTACGTGAAGCCTCATTGATTCGCATTGAGACTGGATCGTCAATCACAAGCTAATGCTTGAGTAAAGGAGGGGTTGTGCCATATCGTTTAATTGGACCTTGGGAAAATGAAACTTACCCAAGTAATAACAGAGCTATGCGTAGTCTTAGCGGTAAGCGGATTACGGGTGGAACTGCGAGAGGCACAATCCCTCCATTAGCAACTGACATTCCTAGAGGGGTGGCGTTACTAATTACTGGAACTAGCGTCCAAGAATTTAGAGTTCCTAGCCAAGATGATATAGCAGCAGCAGACTTCTACTTTGAAGGTGGTCACGTCCATACAGTTTCAGACGCGGTTGCAGCAATCTTGACTAATGCAGGGTATGGAGAGTATCTTACCGCTTTATGAGTAATTGCAGATCAGGATGTCCTACGCAAAATCACGCCAGTTGGGGTGACTGCTTGCGGGCTTCCAACATTCAAATGAACGCAGGAGATGCTAAACACACTGCTGGGGTATCTAGCAAAAAATGGGATAGCAGACTTCAGGCTTACAGAGATGTTAGGTCAGAGGGAATAGAACCTAGAGGAACTTCTTGGAAAGCCATCAACGAAGCCAAGCAGTTATCTGATAAGGTAGGCAAAGCTTACGATGGAGATACCAACTCATTTAAGGATTAGTAGTGACAACGATCGTTGGGATACAAGGTGACGGCTGGTCCGTAATAGCATCTGACTCAATGATTAATTCAGATTCCCAGCCCTTCTATTCTAGGGGTATGGAGAAATGTTTCACAAAGGGAGAATACAACTTGGCTATTGCCGGTGATGCGGTAGCCATAGATGTCGCTAAATACCTCTGGAATCCACCGAGAGCCACGAAAGTGGTGGACTTGGATAAGTTCCTTACGACCAAGGTATTAACCTCTCTAAAGGCTTCCTGCGCCCTTGCAGGGTATGATGCACAAAAGGAAAAAGAAAAGGATTCTGAGGCAGGCTTTGAGGGCCTGCTCAGCATACGAGGAATTATCTATCAGATATCCTCAGAAGATTTTGCTTGGCTCAAGGACTCTCAGGGTTTGTACGCTATCGGATCTGGTGGGCAAATAGCACTGGGAGCCTTGGCAGCTTTTAACCCAAGTAAAAAAAATATAGCCTCAGCCGTATCAGCAGCCAAGGCTGCTTTACAGATTTCCATCCAATATAACTTGTATACGGGTGGGGAAATACAAACTATCATACAGGAGAAATAATGCCAAACGTAGGCGGAAAGAAATTTCCTTACACAGCAGCAGGTAAAAAAGCTGCAACAGCAGCAGAGAAAAAATTGATGATGAAAAAGATGGGCAAGAAGAAGTAGATGCCAAAGTCTCCAGCCTGGCAAAGAGCAGCAGGTAAAAACCCTAAAGGCGGTCTTAATGCAGTGGGTAGAGCCTCTGCTAAAGCACAGGGAATGAATCTAAAACCTCCAGTCAAAAAGGCAGCAGCTGCTAAGTCACCTGCTGCTGCTGGTAGACGTAAATCTTTTTGTGGTCGTATGTGTGGAATGAAAGCAAAGAACACCTCTAGCAAAACAGCCAGAGATCCAAACTCAAGAATAAACAAGTCTTTGCGGGCTTGGGATTGTAGTTGTAAATGAAGAAGAAAGCATTTTGGGATACAAAGAACCCAAAGAAAAAATCTACACCATTAACCCCTGCACAGAAAGCTCAAGCCAAATCAAGAGCTAAGGCAGCAGGGCGGCCTTATCCTAATTTAATAGATAACGCAGCGGTTTCAAGAAAAAAGTAAGGATTAACTATGACAGTGTATGGCACAGAAGGTTCTACCTTTGTGGCAGAACTAAATCGTTTAGCCAATGGCGGTGCAGCCTATCCAACTAGAAATGCATTTCTAGATGCAGCAGGTGCTGCTAACGCTTGGGCTGGAACTACTGGACTAGATACTGTCGGAGCACTTAACGCGAAGGCAGGAACTACAGGCTTGGATCTTCAAGGTGTATGTAACGAACTCGCAGGAACTACTGGTGTAGGTCCTGCCCTAGCACTACGACAGGTGGCTTCATAATGGCTGCAGGAATTTACAACATCAGTACAGAGCAAGGCGATACTTTTACTTTTCAATTTACAATAGATACGGATGGCACACCATTAAACTTAACGGGATACACAGCGGAGATGCAAGTCCGTCCTTTCACGGAGAGCACTACCAAGATTCTGGATCTGACCTCACCTGCTGGGATAACGCTGGGCGGTGCATCGGGGAATGTCTCGATAAATGTATCTGCTGCAACGATGGCAGCTGCAACTGCAGGACGCCACGTTTATGATTTTAATATAATTTCTAGTGGTGGAGTAGTAACAAAAATTCTTAAAGGACGATTTACTATAATCCCAGAGGTGACTCAATAATGGCAACTAATGTTACGATTACTTCTCCTTCTGAAACTAATATAGTTTTATCTGCAGATCAAGGAGCGCAAGGTGCCATTGGAGCAACAGGGGCTACTGGCCCCACAGGATCTACAGGCCCAACGGGAAGTACGGGACCTACAGGTGCAACGGGATCTACAGGTCCTACAGGATCAACAGGCCCGACAGGAAGTACAGGAGCTACGGGCCAGACTGGTCCGACTGGACCAACAGGCGCGACAGGATCTACTGGACCGACAGGATCTACTGGTCCAACTGGCGAAACGGGACCGACAGGTCCGCAAGGCCCAACGGGAAATACTGGCCCTACAGGAGCAACTGGCCCTACAGGGCCAACAGGAAATACTGGTCCAACCGGTTCCACAGGTAATATAGGACCGACAGGAAGTACTGGTCCTACTGGTCCCACTGGAGCAACTGGATCTACAGGACCAACAGGCCCTACTGGACCAACTGGTTCTACTGGTAACACAGGTCCGACAGGACCTACTGGACCAACAGGAGCAGATAGCACAGTAGCAGGACCAACAGGACCAACGGGTCCTACAGGTCCTACAGGTCCGACTTGTCCGACAGGACCTACTGGTGCTGACTCAACAGTTCCTGGACCTACTGGTCCTACAGGTGCTACAGGTTCTACTGGAGCCACTGGACCTACTGGAGCCACAGGTAATACAGGACCTACTGGTCCTGCTGGAGCAAACGGAGCAACTGGAGCCACAGGGCCAACTGGTGCTACAGGCCCAACAGGTGCTACTGGAGTTGCTGGAGAAAATGGTGCTACTGGAGCAACAGGGCCAACTGGCCCTACAGGAGCCACAGGTGCTACTGGTGCAACTGGAGTTGCTGGAGCCACAGGAGCTACAGGAGCGACAGGTCCAACAGGTGCGACAGGAGCAACTGGTGCTACAGGAGCAAGTGGAGTTGGAACTTTAGAAGGTATTTTAATGCTTGGCGGAATGTAACTAAGGAGAAATAATGCCAACAATTTACAAAGTATTAGGTCAAGCAGAACCTGCGGCTACTACTGCTACAACACTTTACACTGTTCCTTCGGCAACAGATGCAGTGGTATCAACACTTGTAGTGGCTAACAAAGCAGCCGCTGCTGGTTCATATCGTATTGCTGTACGCCCTGCTGGAGCAACATTAGAGGACAAGCATTATCTTGCTTATGATGTTCCACTAGCAGCAAATGATTCAATCGCACTGACACTGGGAATCACCCTAGATGCAACAGATGTTGTCACTGTCTATGCCTCAAGTGCTGATATGTCTTTTAATGCCTTTGGCTCAGAAATTTCCTAACTATGACAGTTTCTCGATTAAAGGGAAATAAAGGTAAGTTCTGGGACCAAGTCACTGTACTTATTGATTACTTAGTAGTTGCTGGCGGTGGTGGCGGTGGTGCTGTTGGTGGTGGCGGTGGAGGAGCAGGTGGCCTTCGCTCAACAATTACAGCAACTGGCGGTGGCGGTTCTTTAGAAACTATTTTGGGTATTACCAAATCAACAAACTACACAATCACTGTCGGTGCTGGTGGCGCAAGTGGTGGCACAAATGGTGCTGGAGTTTCAGGGTCTGATTCAGTATTTTCTACTATTACTTCCACTAAAGGTGGCGGTGGTGGTAAAAACAGTGTAAATGCTTCTAATGGTGGCTCTGGTGGTGGCGGTGGTGATAGTTCTAGTTCTGTAGGCACTGGAACAGCAAATCAAGGATTTAATGGTGGCACTGGCTCTGGAGGTGTAACTTCAGGTGGCGGTGGCGGTGGAGCAGGTGAGGCTGGCAACACTGACGGTCAAGCACACGGCGGAGATGGTGTAGCAGTTTCAATTACAGGTTCTTCAGTCAATTATGCTGGTGGCGGTGCTTCTTACAATGCTGGTGCTGTTGGTGGAACTGGTGGTGGGGGTAATGCAAGCACTGCAGGAACAGTGAACACAGGTGGCGGTGGTGGTGCTTGGAGTGGCTCAGGAACAGCAGGTGCTGGTGGCTCAGGTGTAGTGATACTTCGTTGGAAAACCTCACTAGGCACACTCACTGTAGGTGCTGGACTGACAGCAGATGCTACTGGCACTGATGGTGATTTTAGTTACAAGAAATTTACTGCTGGTACTGGAAATGTGAGTTGGGCATAATGACAGTGAATAGATTCAGAGATGCTGGTGTTAGATTTAATTTGAATGATGTTGAACTTTTCTTATCTGTTGATTACTTAGTAGTAGCAGGTGCTGGGGGTTCGGGCGGCGGCGGAAATGGTGTTGGGGCTTTTGGCGGTGGCGGAGGTGCAGGCGGTTATCGAAACTTTACTGCACAAACTTTAACCCTTGGAGTTGCTTACACCGTAACAGTTGGTGCTGGTGGAAGTGGCGGTGCATTACAGACAGCAGGCACAAAAGGTTCTAATTCAGTATTTGCAACCATAACTTCAACTGGAGGAGGTTTTGGAGGAGGCGGAGCAGCCTCACCAACGGCTGGAGGAAATGGCGGTTCAGGAGGCGGAGGAGGCGGCCGTTCTTCGGGTACTCCTGGAGCCGCTGCAGGTACAGGAAATCAAGGCAGTTTTTCTCCAAGTGAAGGTAATAATGGTGCCGTTGGGACATCAGGATGGGGCGGCGGGGGAGGCGGGTCTGCTGGCACTCCGACTGGACAAGAAAATAGTACAGGTGGTGCCGGTACTGCTAATTCAATAAGTGGCACAAGTGTTACCTATGCTGTTGGTGGTAATGGAACTAGTGGTGCTGCAACAAACGGAACGGCAAACCGAGGAAATGGCGCTAAAGGCGGTGGAGAAAACTTTGTCGGCGGTTCAGGCGGTTCAGGTGTAGTGATTTTGAAATATCCAGACTCAAAAACAATTACTATCGGTGCTGGACTTACTGGTACTACAGCCTCACCTTCAGGTGGCTTCAAAGTTACCACAGTGACTGCAGGTACTGGTAATGTTAGTTGGGCTTAAATGAAATCAAGGAGAAAATAAATGGCTCATTATGCGTTTTTAGATGAGAATAACATTGTCACTGAAGTAATCACTGGCATTGACGAAACTGAGCTAATCGAAGGCTTAGACACTGAAACTTGGTATGGCAACTTTAGAGGACAAACTTGCAAGCGTACCTCCTACAACAATAATTATCGTAAGAACTATGCTGGCATTGGTTACACCTTTGACAGTGTAAGAGATGCTTTTATTCCTCCTAAGCCTTATGAGTCTTGGTTACTAAATGAAGATACTTGTCTATGGGAATCTCCTGTACCTCGCCCAGAAGGTGAAGGTCTATGGGATTGGGATGAAGCAACACTAAGTTGGATTGAGCGAGTCTAGTGACTATCAGAAGTTTTAGAGAGTCTGATTCCTTTTGGGATGGAGTCACTGTAATTCCATTTGATGTTGAGTATTTAGTTATTGCTGGAGGCGGTGGAAGTGGTGGAAGTTGGCACGCTGGTAGTGGCGGTGGAGGTGCTGGAGGTTATGGAACTGCAACATTAACTGGATTAACTGCATCAACCAATTACACAGTCACTGTTGGCGGTGGCGGTGCAGGTGGTATTGCAGGGAATGGAACAGACGGTAGAGGTGCTAGTGGTAGTAATTCTGTGTTTAGCACTATTACACGCTCAGGTGGCGGTGGAGGCGGTGATGGAAATCAACCTGGTGCTGGTGATGGGATAAAAGAAAGTGGCCGTTCAGGTGGCTCAGGTGGTGGCGGTGGAGGTAGAGCAGATGGAATTGGCGGTACTGGAAATGCTGGTAGTTATTCACCAGTAGAAGGATATGCTGGTGGTTCTGTTACTGGAGGAAGTGACCAAAGTGCAGGTGGTGGAGGTTCAGGTGGTGCTGGAGGAAGTACAAGTGGCGGTGGTGCTGGTGCTGCTGGTGCTGGTACAGCCAGTTCTATTACTGGTTCTTCTGTAACAAGAGCCTCGGGTGGTGCTGGAACACCAGTTGCCGCCACTACAGGAACAACAGGTGCAGCAAATACTGGAAACGGTGGTGGTGGATGTTTTGGCACTGGTACAAACGGTGTTAATGGCGGCTCAGGCACAGTAATTCTAAAATATCCAGACTCAAAAACCATCACTATCGGAGCAGGTTTAACAGGAACTACTGCCAGTCCTAGCGGTGGCTTCAAAGTAACTACAGTGACTGCTGGCACAGGAAATGTAAGTTGGGCTTAAACCCTTTCTAACTCAGTGTGTAATAAGGTAAGCGTATGAAACTAGCTGTATATACAATCTCCCTCAACGAGGAACAGTTCTTAGATCGGTGGTATGAAAGTGCAAAGTCTGCTGACTTCCTACTTATTGCTGATACTGGTTCTACTGACAATACTGTTCGCAAAGCCAGAGGACTGGGAATAAACGTATTAGAAATATCAGTCAAACCCTGGAGGTTTGATGACGCTCGTAATGCTTCTTTAGCTGCATTACCCAAGGATATAGATATGTGTATCCAATTAGATATGGATGAAGTATTAGTAGGCAACTGGAGAAAAGACATTGAACGTCTATGGAAAAAAGGTAATAACCGTATCACTTATCGCTATGTATCTTCTTGGAAGGAAGGTAAGACAGGCGAAGAAGCGGATATAGAGTTTGATGGATTCAAGTGTCACTCTCGTATTGGATACCGTTGGAAGTACCCAATACACGAAGTAGTATGTCCATACAAGATTCCAGAGATTAAAGCCCACTCAACTAAGTTCGAGATCCATCACTACCCTGACAATACTAAGTCTAGGGAAAGTTATCTCACTATGTTAGAGGATGCGGTAGAAGAAGATCCAATACCTAGACATCTCTACTACTTAGGCCGAGAGTACTACTACAAAAACCGCGATAAAGAATCTGCCGATTTACTAAAGCGTTACATAAAAGTAAGTGAGTTTCCTGCGGAGAAGGCATCAGCCCTTAGAGTTCTAGCAAAAGTAGAACCTGATAATGCAGAAGAATGGTTGACTCAATCAACTGAAGCCCACCCAAGTCGGGAATCAATACTTGCATTAGCCAATTATTACTACAGCAAACAGATGTGGGCTGAGTGTTTAGTGGTAGGCGAGAAAGCATTATCAATAACTCACAGGGAAAAAGGCTTCCTATCAGAAGCTTGGGCTTGGGGCTATATGGGTTATGACATAACCTCATTAGCTGCTTGGAGTTTAGAAGAATATGACGTTGCATACGCGTTAGGAAAGAAAGCGTTGGAGTTAGATCCAACGAATGAGCGACTTCAAAATAACTTGAAGTTCTATCAGGAGAAGGTAAATGAGCACACTAAATGAAATGATTGATGAGGTACGTCAGTCACTATCAGGCTACACCTTGAAGCAAGAAAGAATCAATTATCTTAATGCTGCTATAAATACAACTGCCACCACCTTTACTGTTGGTGATTCTTCAAACTTTGCTAAAGGTGTAATAGAAATAGATGATGAATTACTTTATGCTGTTTCATTTAACACCGGAAACAATACTGTTAACTTGGCTCCTGGGTTTGGTAGAGGCTACGATGGCACTAATGCTGCGTCCCACGCCCAATACTCAAAGGTTATCTTTGCTCCTACTTTCCCAAGGATAGCTGTTAAGCGAGCAATCAATGACACTATCGGTAGCGTCTTTCCTAATCTATTTGCTACCACTTATCAGACCTTTACTTTCAATGCTGCAACTACTACCTATGCCTTATCAGATGATGCTGAAACAGTACTATCTGTATCTTGGGAAACTTTAGGATCTAGTAAAGAGTGGTTGCCAATTAAACGTTGGAGACAAGATTCACTAGCCAACGTATCTAGTTTCAATAGTAATAACACAATTAGTATTTATGATTCTGTTTCTCCTGGACGCACAGTTCAGGTGTGGTACACACAGGCACCAATTAAATTAGAAAATGGAACAGATAACTTTGTTGATGTTAGTGGACTACCTGAATCCTGCAGAGATGTAATTACTTGGGGTGCTGCGTATCGTTTAGCAGCTTATCAAGATGCAGGTCGTATTGGGCTTACCTCGCCAGAGGCAGACCTACAAGATAGCAAGGTACCTTCTAACGCAGCACAAGGTTTGTCTAGATTCTTCTACACTAACTATCAGTTAAGACTTGCAGAGGAATCCGCAAAACTAAAAGATCGCAACCCAATCCGCCTACATTACACAGTATAGGGAAAACTAATGGCAAGAATATATAGATCAACTTCTACAGATACAACACTTACTTCTACACTGTCTGCTGGTGCTGGCAATACTACCGCTGTAGTTGCAGATGCTGCTGCTTTGTTAGCAGGGGCCACTATCAGTTCACCTGATACTTTTACTATTGCCATAGATCCTGATACCGCATCAGAAGAAATTTGCTTGATCACCGCTAGAGCCAGTAATACTCTTACTATTACTAGAGGACAGGCTGGAACTTCAGCAGTTGAGCACCTATCAGGTGCAACCGTACGCCACGTATTGACTAGCCTAGAACTTACAGACTTTGAAACAGTTAAGAGTAGCTATGTTAGTGCTACTGGTGCAGCCACTTTGACAACTAAGACAATAGACCTAGCAAACAATACTCTTACAGGAACACTTGCTCAGTTTAATACTGCTTTATCTGATGCTAACTTCGTTAGTATTGCAGGAACAGAGACGCTGACTAGCAAGACTCTAACCACTCCAGTAATTAGCATTGGACTCAACGCACAGACCGCCGCTTACACACTGGTAGCAACCGATAAGAATAAGTTAGTAACTATCACAAGTTCAAGCACCGCAAACCTAACAGTTCCTTCTGGGATTTTTAATGCTGGAGATGTGATTTACTTTGCCCGTATGGGAACTGGTGCTGTTGCTGCTACTGCTAGCGGAACTACAGTTAATGGAACTCCTGGGTTAAACCTAAGAGCACAGTACTCTACTGCTGCTTTAATTTGCACAGCTTCTAATACTTTCCTCCTAGTAGGAGACTTAGCAGCGTAATGGATGTCAGTCTATTAGGTATCTTACATAGAATAATAATTCCAGCTACAACAACGACAACAACAACTACCACTGCTGGCCCTACAACAACCACTACGGCTGGCCCAGGCACAACTACTACAACCACTGAAGCACCTACTACAACAACTGAAGCACCTCCTACAACTACTTCAACTACTTCAACTACTACCACTACGACTACGACTACAACGACAACTACTACTGCTTGCGTATGTAGCGGTGCTTGTGACCCAGGATTTACCCCAGTATGTGATGATAATTGCAACTGGACTGGTGTATGTTTAGGCTAATCTAAAAAAGGAATAACTATGAGTAAAGAAATCTTTGCCTTCGTTGCTGACGGAGAAGTGTTTATGCGTTTTACATTGGACACTACGATAAATCCTGCAGCAGAAATGTGGGTAGCAGGTATGAAATCTAATCCTGTTGTAGTTCCTGTTGCTGAAGATAGCCCAGTGAATGTTGGCTGGACTTACAACGGAACTGACTTCACTGCACCTGATGCCTGAGAATAAAACTCCTTGGCAGATTTGGCGAGAAACAAACCAAGTTAAACCTTGGGATTTACTCAGCCCAAAACAAGAGCGAGCAACAGAAGAAGTAAGTGCTAGTCGCTATGAAATCTGTAATGGTTGCGAGCACTTCTTACAAGTAACTAAACAATGCAAGAAGTGTGGTTGTTTTATGGCTGCCAAAACTAAATTGCAGAAGGCGACTTGCCCTATCGGGAAGTGGTAAATGGAAAGTATCTTTGTACAGATTGCTTCATACCACGATTACGAATTACCTAAGACAATACTAAATGCCATAGAGCAAAGTAGTGGCAAGCATAAGATTCATTTCGGCATACACAATTCTTATTACGAACCAAACCACATACACATACCTAATGTCACTGCGGTAGAACACATCAAGATCAGTGTGGTAGAAAGCCAAGCTCCTGAGAACATAGGAGTTGGAGCATCAAGGACAATGGCTAATAACCTTTATGCTGGTGAGGATTACTACTTCCAAATAGATTCACACACTAGGCTTGATAAAGATTGGGATAAAGGTTTAGTAGATTGCCTCAAGGCTTATCAAGCGTGTGGTATTGAGAAGCCACTTATCACTGCATATCCTGCTTCTTATTATTATGACGATTGTTTAATGGAAGTTATCAATACTCCATACGAAGTAACTAACATAAGTTTTCACGAACGACCTGACTTTAGTGACACTATGATTCCGCACCAAACAGCAGTGGGTAGTAGTAACAAATGTTCTAAGTCAGTGTCTGCTGGTTCTATCTTTACTGTCGGTGACTTTCACAAAATAGCAGTGAATAAAAAGATGGCCTTTTGGGGAGAAGAAATACTTATAGCAGCAAGAGCATTTACTAATGGCTATCACTTGCTTCTACCTGATAAGCAATATGTCTTTCACTTGTATTACGCACACGACAAAACATTTCAGCATAACTTGAGAAGGCACGTCTGGAAAGACTGGCCTACCGAACACAGTGAGGCTGATGTTATTTCGAGAGCAGAACTAAAAAGAATTATCACTGAGCAAGTAGTTGGAGAACAAGAATTAGGTACTATCAGAAGTCTAAAACAGTTTGAAGAATTTACTGGGTTAGATTTTACAAATGGAAAAGTAGTAGAAAAATAGGAGAGTAAGTGACTAATAAGCATATTACCGAAAAGGTAAGAAACTTCGCCATAGGTAATAACCTTGTATCTACCTTCTCTAACAACTCAGTTGAATACAATGTTGCTATTAATAGTAAGCCGTTCTTTCTAGCTAATACTGATGAGCGACCTTACCGCAGGGTAACTGCTAAGTACCGTAAGGATCAGGTTGACCAAACTACTGAACCAGGTGAGCAAACACTTACAGGTTGGTGGCTACGCTCTCAGTCATCATTCCACTTAGGTGCTGGTATTAAGTTCTTTGAACCAGGGCAGGATGAAACTTTGCGTTACAGATTTACAGAATCCAAAGGTATAGATGTATGGACTCAAGGTGAAGTGTCGCTGTTAAACAATACAGTAAGAGGCAGAAGTACAGCCTCTACTAATTTACTGGTAGTTGGTGCTAGAGATAATACTAATGATGTAGATGCTGTTGTTTTTACTGAAGGTATTGATCTTAAAAAACTTACTATGGCTACTGATACTCCTACTGTTACTACCTATACCTTAACAGCAGCACCACATACACTTGATTTTATGGCTTTAACATCTGATGGTACTAGATACTTTGCTGCAGATAATGACAAACTTCACAGAGGTAATATCTTTGGATCTACATCTGACGGACACATCTATGATCTAGATGGTCCAGTTGGTACAGTTGTATTACGTTACGTTAAGCAAAGATTAATTGCTGGAATAGATAGAGATCTATATGAATTAGATTCTAATAAAGCAACCACTGCGGGTGGTCACGCTTTACCAACCGAACACTACGTACATCCTAATCCAAGTTGGAAGTGGAGTGCTATTGCTGAGGGTCCAGTTGCTTTCTATGCTGCAGGTTATGCTGGCTCACAGTCTTCTATCTTTAAGATTACATTAGACGAGTCCACTGACAATGCTCTTGGATTCCCAACTCTAAATGTTCCTACAGTTATTGCTGACTTTCCAGAAGGTGAGATAGTTCAAGCCTTTGACATCTACCTTGGGACTTACGCAGTTATTTGTACCAACAAGGGTGTACGAATTGGTGTACTTGGAGACAACGGTGACTTGTCTTATGGACCGCTACTATTTGAAGGTGACATTAAAGGAATATCCTTTAGAGATAGATTTGCTTACGTATCTGGTTTAGTAGATGGTGAAGCAGGACTAATTCGCATTGATCTATCTACCCCTATTGGTAACACACTTAGATTTCCATTTGCTTGGGACTTAGTTGCAGCAGGCGAGACCGCCTCTGCTACTGGAGTTACCTTCTTAGGAGATACAGACAGAGCAGTGTTTGCTGTACCTGGCGATGGTGTATGGGTTGAGACAGCTACTGTTAAAGTTACTAGCGGATACTTAACTACTGGTCGTATTAGATACAACACTCTAGAGCCAAAGGTATATAAATTAATCCGACCAAGAATAGATCTAACTTACGGAAGCCTAGTAGTTGACTCAGTGGCAGCAGATGGAACCGAATACAACATTAATACTTTTAGTGAAGGTAGTTTTGCTGGTGAGAGTACAACTCCTTACCCAACTGGTGCTCAGGAATATGTATCATTTAAGTTTACACTAGGTAGATCTGCTGGCACTACAAGCTCTGGGCCAGTAATGACTGGCTACCAGATCAAAGCCCTACCTGCTACACCAAAGCAAAGACTTATTCAATTCCCACTCTATTGCTTTGATCAAGAAACTGATTCGTTAGGTAACCAAGTTGGCTATGAAGGCCGAGCCTATGACCGCATCCTTGAGTTAGAAGCAGTAGAAAATACTGGCGACACAGTGACAGTTCAAGACTTCCGTACTGGAGAAACATTTATTGCTCAAGTAGAGGAAGTTGACTTTATGAATATGACACCACCAGGAGATAGGTTTAATGGCTTTGGTGGATTACTAACAGTAACAGTAAGGACGGTATAAATGGCAAGCCCTTGCCCAACCCACAAACTAAATACGCCATACAGAAAACCAGGTAAGCACTGGAAACTTGGCTATCACACCGGTGTTGATTACACCTGTCCTGTAGGTACAGACATCTGTGCTATGACTGATGGCAAAGTACTAGAAGTGGGTGACAATGTATCCTTTGGTCCTTCTTATGGACTATCAGTAATCATTGATCACGGAGATGGGCAACGGGCTATCTATGCACACCTCTCCAAAGTATTAGTTAAGAAGGGTAGCAAGGTTAAGATTGGTCAGCACATCGCTGAGTCAGGTAACACTGGCAATAGTACTGGTCCTCACCTTCACGTAGAAATACGTACTAAACCATTCCTATATGGTAATGACATAGACCCTGCTGTGCTTATCAAGAAGAAGGCAGGGGAGTAATGCAACCGAACGAATGGGCAGCTACCGTAGTGGCTGTGATCACAATAGTAATTACTTTTTTTGGTTTTATCAGATGGTTGGTTAAGACTTATTTATCGGAACTTAAACCAAATGGTGGATCATCGCTCTCAGACAGGGTTAACAGGTTAGAGGGCAAGGTAGACCAGATTTACTACCTATTAATTATGAAAGGTAAAGATGAATAAAGAACAACTAATAAGTGCAAGTCAGTCATACTTTCGTGCTTTCGTAGCAGCAGGTTTGGCTTTGTACTTGGCTGGAGTTACTGACTGGAAGGCTATCCTTACAGCAGGAGCTACCGCCGTAGCGGGTCCACTGCTTAAAGCATTAGACCCAAAATCACCAGACTTTGGAGTTGGTTCTACTAAGTAGGATCTGCTACATTGATGCCCCTCATCTAGTTCGCCCTAGATGGGGGGCTTTTTCTGTTTATCAGCTAACCCGAAGGGGGACCCGATGGAAGTAAAAATAACAGCGGTAGTAATGGCAATTACATTTTGGTTACTACCTGGTCAACCCAATGCCTACTTATGGCCTGAAAATCACCTAGTCCTAAAAGCCTCTAGGATTGAATCTAAGGCCATAAGTAAAGAGGTAAGGTCTTGGGATGTAAGTCGCAGTAAGAACTACGCTAAGACCCGTCTAGAATCATTAGGGCGGGGTAAGGAATGGAAGTGTCTAGATAAACTCTGGACTAAAGAATCCAACTGGAGAAGCCGAGCCTTCAATAAACAGCCAGTCTATCTAAATGGAGAGTACCGCCACGCGGGAGGGATTCCACAGATGCTTGGATTAAACCCAAACAAACACCCTAAAAAACAAATTGAGAAAGGATTAGAGTACTTAGGTGCTAGGTATTACGGATCTCCTTGTAAAGCTTTGGAGTTCCATTTGCTAAATAACTGGTACTGATATAGATTTAGATCGTTGACTTAACTTGAAGCGACAAGTCAACCGTCTCAGAGAGACACGCAGTAATGACCGACTGCGTGTCTCTCTTTTTTTTTGTGCTATTATCCTCTCGCTCGCAAGAGTGGGGGCGAAACCTCAGTGACAGTGACGGACTAGATGCTCTCCCCGAACCACCCTTTTTTATTTTGGGGGGGTAGGGGGGGGCTTTCCTAGTTCAAGTTCAGGACTAGGAGTAATGATGTCTAAGTATCCAAATTGGTTTAAGCAAACGGCGCAAGATAATTTTGAGAAACATCTTAAACCACTGGCAGGTCGCAAAGACCTGGCAGCCTTACAGATCGGTGCCTTTACTGGGGACGCTTCTATCTGGCTAATGAAGAATCTATTGGTAGGACCAGACCATCATCTAATGGATGTGGATACTTGGCAAGGTTCTGATGAGATAGACCACAAAGAATTTGATTGGGAAGATGTATATAAAACCTACAAGCGTAGACTAAAGCCTTACCCAAACGCCAAGCACATTAAGCAAGCTAGCCTACTATTTTTAATTACAGACACAGGGATGTATGACTTCATCTACATAGATGGATCGCACACCGCACTAGATGTATTCACTGATGCTCTACTGGCTTGGCCTCACCTTGAAGAAGGTGGCATACTAGCCTTTGATGATTATGTTTGGCATCACCCACAAGGTATTGAATATGAGCCACAAAAAGGTATCAACAGATTCGTAGCTTTGTTTAATCCAGAGGTAGAGATCCTTGAACAAAACAATCAACTGTGGTTAAAGAAACGCCGCCTTCAATAGAAACTTCTGTCGGACCTATGTGATACCTTTGTCACACTAACAAAGGAGTTCCAATGGAACTAACGCATTTATCTTACAGTTCACTATCTAATTACATTAGATGTGGACACGCATACCAACTAACAAAGCGATACAACGTACAAGAGAAGCCTGCCTGGTGGTCTATTGGTGGCTCAGCAATCCATAATGCCACTCAAGAGATGGATGAACATAATCTTCTAGACTTAGAAGGTATGGATCTAGAATTATTTTGGCATCAACACATAGATAACTGTATTAAAGAAGCAATCCAACAGGGTTGGGACTTACAAAATCTTAGATCCAGCAAGGTCAGATCAGATAAAGATCCTTTTTATCCTAATGAAGATGAGACTTGGTGGAGATTCAAAGGTCTAGAGATGTTGATTAACTACAGAGACTGGAGGAAGCAGTCACCTTGGAAGATAGCTAACATCAACAACACACCCGCCATAGAAATTGGATTGATACCTTCTATCTCTACCGGCAAGCCAGTGAAGATGTTTCTCGACAGAGTATTTATGAATAACGATGGCGACCTAGTGATAGTAGATCTAAAGACTGGTAAGTCCACACCTCGCACCCCGTTGCAGTTGGCCTTCTATGCTTGGGGTCTATCGTTACTACCTGATAACCCAATCAAGGTAACTCAGGGTTGCTACTACAATCTACGTAGTAACAAGATGACTCAGACTTTTGATCTTGGTCGTCACAAAAATATGGTAGATGCTTTACTAACAAGGTTTCAACTAGCAGTTGAAAATGATGTGTACGTTCCCAACACAGAAAACTGCGACACCTGTGGTGTCCAGCAATCTTGCTTCTTTGGGAGCGGTACACTGGATGACCCGACTATAGCCAAAGGAGAATAAAATGGCGGAACACGGGATACAGATAAGCGCCAAAGACCACTTAGGAAGAATCATTGTGGTCAGTGGTAAAGATATTGCTGAGTTCAATACGAACTTAGCAAACGTAGTAGGCAGTGGAGATGCTGAACACATCGTCAATGCTATGGCACTAACACTGGTTGGATCGGAGCTTTCAGCACTAGCCCCGCTACAACCAAAAAGTATTACAACTGACGTGGTCTCCAGGAGCCTTGCTATTGCTTCAACGGATGGGCCACAAGTAATCCAAGATAAGTACAACAACACTTGGACTTATGGATTACCAGGAGCACCAGTTACTTCTAATGGCAGAGGTTCATTTGCATTGAAGTCTTGGGTGGATAAATCAGGTAAGCCACGTAAGAAGTGGTTTGATCCTGCAGCTGGACCAGCGTGGCAAGGTGGACCAGTTAACAAAGATTCACTAGAAGAAGGCCCTTGGTATAACGGCTAATGCTTTCACTTACTAGAGCGGTACACGCACAAGCGACAAAGGCTCAGCCTTTGCCGTCAGTGTGGCCTGTTCTAGATGAGGCTGGTATGAAGTTTAGGCAGTCACAACTTATCCTGATAGCAGGGCAACCTAATAGTGGTAAGTCATTGATGGCCTTGGTGTATGCGCTAGAAAGCAGAATAGACACTCTCTACTTCTCTGCTGATACCGATCCGATAACTCAGATGTTACGGACAGCAGCACACATTACTAAGCAGAACCAGTCCGAAGTGGAAGTAGCGTTGGACAGAGACCCACACGCGTATGATCCGATAGTCCGAGAATTCGGAGGACATATTCGGTGGGTCTTTGATCCTTCCCCTACCTTAGATGTAATAGAACTAGAGATACTTGCGTACGCTGAGGTGTACGGAGTTAGTCCAGCGTTGATTGTTGTGGATAACTTAATGAACGCAGTTGCTCAGCAGGGTGAGGAATGGGCAGGAATCAGAGCGATTATGTCTCAGCTCCACGAAGTAGCAAGACTTACTGGATCTTGTGTGCTTGCACTTACACATATGTCCGAGCAGTCAGACTATGCGTCTAACATACCTGCACCAAGGCGAGCCATATTAGGTAAAGCAAGTCAGTTACCCGCTATGATCTTATCTATCGCTATGGATCCGATATCAAACGAGTTAAGAGTTGCAGCAGTAAAGAATAGATTTGGTAATCATTCTGCTGATGGTAAGAGTTACTTCTCATTACACTGTAATGCGAGTAAGGTACAGATACTTGATCCATCGCAGATGAAACCTTTAATGTGGCAGGAGATGCACAGTGGACAGCAAACAATCGCGGGCTAACAAAGCCAAAGGCACAGGATTTGAAACAGATTTAGAACGCTATCTAAAGTCAGATGGATTTCTATTGAACCACCAGATTGTAGTACGACTTGCTAAATCTGGTCGCTTAGACAAAGGAGACTTAGCAGTGCAACTAGAAACTTTAGATGGTGATGATGTGACTCTAATCATTGAGGCTAAGAACGCAGCCAGGTTCACACCTGCTGAGTGGGTAGACCAGGTATTAGTAGAAAAGGAGAACTACACTAAGGCACTCCAATCTAAACACTCTGGCTACATCTATGGTGTAGTGATTGCTAAACGTAGAAACAAATCCGCCAGTAAAGCATTTGTGATTATGCAACTAGACGAATTCTGCAACTTAGTGGGCAGAGGAAAGAAGGATCTCAATGATGTGTAGATCCTGCACTAATGCAGCTGATGCTTATGAAGTGTATGAGAGGTACTATGGGCAAGTGTTTGCTATCTCTAAAGTACTAGAGCTACATAAGTCTTGTCGCTACAAAGATTGTTATTGTCAACACCAACCGAGGGAGTGGAGATGGAAGTAAGCGAGTTTAATTTACAGGACTATCAAAGGTATATTCATAACCCTTGGAATTGTAAAGATGATCTATGCGATAATTGTGGTGATGCAATACTTGCGTATCAAAGTTATCTAGTGGAACAAGAGATTGACAGGAATAGGGAGTGAGTATCAATGCGAGAGGTATTCCAAGTTGTGAGTGTGTTTCTTGCGGCGAACGTTGGTTTATGGTTCCTGTTATATTTGATCCTGAAACATACTTCCCCGCGATGTGGGGAACAGCAGCTTACTGCTACGCCTGCAAAGCACCAGTCACAGCACCTACCCCACTAGATCATCCCAATGGCGAGCAGTACCTTTTTGATTGATGTGCTTCGTCACTATGGTGGCGAAGTCAAAGAAGGCATCTCTAAACCAGTGAGATGTGTAATGCACAGAGATACTCATCGCTCAGCAGTGATGACTACTCTTGGTCAGAATGAAGGTTTATATTTCTGTCACACTTGCGGTAAAGGTGGCGATGGATATACAATTATTATGGAAATGGAAGGATGCGACTTTGTTACTGCCAAGCAAAGAGCGACTACAATCGCACCAAAATCTAGCGGAGAAATATCATCAAGCATTAAGCCAAGAAGCAAAGGATTACTTGGCAAGCCGAGGGTTCTCAGCGAGAATCGCAGCGGACTTTCTTCTCGGAACCGTCCCACTAGATTGCGATAGTAGCCACGCTCAGTACGTAGGTTGGATCTCTATTCCTTATCGGGTAATACACGGAGTTGCAGCGTGGAAGTTCAGAAGATTAGATGATCTTGGTGTTAAGTATATGGCACCAGCCCACCAACCTTCTAGATTATTTAACGCTAGAGCAGTGCTGGATCCGTCAGATACTATTGCTATCTGCGAGGGTGAGTTAGACACTATCGTTGCTTGTCAGGTAGTACCGGCAGTAGGCATAGCTGGAGTAAACCATTGGAAAGAACACTTTGGTAGATTGTTTGTTGGACATAGACGGGTTCTTATCATTGGAGATAACGACATCAAGAAGGATGGGTCTAATCCTGGGCAGGAGTTTGCTCGGCGTGTCGCAGAGGATGTTCCTCACGCAGAGGTTATAGTACTACCACCAAACGAAGACGTTAATAGTCTCGCACTGAAAGAAGGTTTGACTGGACTAAGAAGGAGACTTGGAGTTGACGAACATTGACAGAGGACTTGCAGATAGCAGTAAAACTTTTGCAGGATCTGGGATTCGTAGTGATACAAGTGGACCTGATAAGTCAGAGCATAACCGTAAAGCTTCCGCAGTTGCGTATCTAAACGATCATATCGCAGTCAAAGAACACGGCGAGAATATCCAGTTAGATAATTTAGTTTCGTTCCAGGAATCTTTCTCATCGTACGCAGCCAGTAGGTTGCGCGGTGTAGGTGCAGATCAATACTCTAAAGATGGTCAAGCATTTGAGAAGCTAACGCCAGATGAATTAGTGGATGAGTTGCTAGATGAACTAGCAGACATCATTAACTACTGTAGTTTTATGGCGATCAAGGTGATGAACGCAGTGAGTAAACTTTGACCCAACTTCACGAAGCATTACCTGATCTTATAAAGGGTGTCTCGCACTCTATCGCACGTAACTACAGACACCACACCACAGCAGCAGATATATCTCAAGAGCTATATACATTCGTACTATCTAGATCTACTCAACTCAATCGAGAACTTACTGAAGCGCAATCCAATTCGATAGAAGAATACAAATGGATGCAACGTAAGATTAGTGCAAGACTTAGGCGAGCAGCTGAACGCTACGCTCGCAAGGAAAAGGCCGCCTCATCAGGATATTTATCCAGCGATGAATTCTTTTATGACACCACACACATAGCACAGTTACTCCCAACAGCACTTAACTTTGATACTGAAGGTGCATTGTTGGTTGAGCATTTAGATGACACACCTAAAGCACCTAAGACTCCAGGTGAGGGTGGCAACTTACTTGCTATGGTGATTGATATTCGTAATGCTTATGAGATGTTAGATATGGATGATCAACAGTTATTAGATCAGCGTTACGGTACTAACTCTATGTTGCTAAAAGATTTAGCGGAAGCCTGGAAGGTATCTGATTCTCAAATAGACAGACGGATTCAGTCTGCTCTACGAAAGATAATAGATAATCTAGGCGGGGATACACCATACAAATAATGAAAGAGCAACAGTTATATGACTGGCTCAAAGAAAATAAGTATCCTGATCTAGAAGCTACTACTGGCTACGCTACTTGGGATTGTTACAGTCGCGGCAGTAAGTTAACTATTGAACTTAAAAGTCGCAACACTCATTACGATACTCTAATGATAGAGAAGAAGAAGTATGACAGGTTGCTACTTATGGCAGCCGAGTATGAGAATGATCCTCTCTATGTCAACTCAACACCTAAAGGTATCTGGTCATTTCCCCTGCTCAGCAGCACTATTGAGTGGACCAAGATGATGTTACCAATTACTACTGAGTTTAATAACAGAGAAAAGATATTAAAAGAAGTTGGTTTCTTAACTTGTAATGAGGATAACTGTTTGCTATTGTTCTGATATGAAAAGATTAAAAATAAGAGCTTATGAATCAGATGTTCGATACCCTGACTTCTTTAGTAAAGGTGCAGCCGTATGCACAGAGGTAGATCCAGAAGCATACTTCCCTGAACCTGGACTTATTGGATCGTATGAAGTGCAGACAGCGATTAGATTATGTCAAGATTGTGTGTACAAGAATGAATGTTTAGAATGGGCATTAAAGAATGATGAACACGGAATCTGGGGTGGTACCACCAGACATCAACGCGATAAGTTAATGAATCGCAGAAGTAGAAATTGGGTTCCAGTGCATAAGCGCCCGACTTGACAGCGCCACCATCATCATAATAAAATAAGTTTAGAGATGGCTCGCTTGTTCGTACTCATCTCCGGATAAGCTAGAGACAGATCTAATACGGGGCTACTGATCCTCCCATCGGTAGCCCCATCTTTATTTTAAGGCTAGTTAATTAAGTTTAAGTATCCCAGTATGGGTAAATAAATAACCCGCTAGAATTGCTCCTAGCGGGTTAAGTATTAAATCAGATCAGCTGGTAGCTATCACACCACCTGCCACCAAAGTAACTATGATCGTAGCCATAAGTAAATCTCCTGTACCTAACGCTACCGGTAGGGTTAAGAAGCCTATTAGCAATACTAAATTACGCACAGATCTCCTTCTTGTTTATGGTCGCTAAATAATCCTCAGCTTCTAATCTAGTGGCATAAGATCTTTGGAATAGAATTGTGTTGCAACTATCCCTAAGTTCCACTAAATAAAATCCGGCAGTATTCTTACGTACACTCCAGTTAGTTATCATAGCTTCATCTCTCGCCCAATAAAGTAGAGAGCTAGACGGATACCATCTGCCTTGCCATCGGTGTAGTGAAAGTTACTATCGCAACCATCTGTATTATCGTGCCAGTACTCTACCGCTTTAAGTTCCTTACGTAATTTAACCTGTAGATTAGTAAGCGGTAATTCAACTTCCCGTATCGTCATTAGACTCTCCCTTCCATTACAAGTCCATCAAAAAACTCTTTAACTTCTTTCAGTACTTCAGCTTGTTTTTTATTACACTTGCCCATACTGTAGACGTTCATCAAAACTCCTTGCCACTTATCTATGTCGTCAATCGTGTATCCCAACATTAGTTATCCTCCGCTTCTAGTTCATCTAAGCAATCTTGCGGGCAAGGTTCGTTGCAATCCTCACACTCACAGTGTCCATTCGGACAGCATAAAAAACAATCGCAGTTATGATCTAGCTCATCACTCATTAGTATTCCCCTCTCGCTTTTCTTTATTCCGCCACCACTCTAGTGATAAAACTTTGATTTTCAACTTATCTGCCGGTCTATTATCTATTAGGTAATCGAAGGCAGATCGAGCCGTATCAAAGTTGCCAGCAACAAAGTTCCCTTCGTTAGTGGCTATCTCCCACTTATCTATGCCACCGGGGGAGCAACTGTATTCCACTTCATAAATGGTGTATCTCATCTGTCTACCCTCGCGTGATCCGTTTTATGTCTGATAGCGGTGATAGCTAAGTCCCGCCAGTCTCTCGCCACATAGATCCACCCGCAGGTACTACACATAGCGTTAGGGGTACGATCATTAGATTCCCACATCACTAGCGGGTACTTCTCCTTGGTGTTAGGTGTGATCCTCATTAGATCACCCGCATAGGCATAACTAACCCATAATAGCTGATGTTATCGCTAATCGGATTAGTTACTAGGATAAGTGTCGGCTTCTTATTAGCAGGGATCTTGATAACTATGGGACTACCCTTACGGGTCAGTATTCCAGCTAATTCTGCCCCGCTGGATAACTTCTTAGGATCTAATCCATCTATTCCGGATAGATTAGACTCTAGATAGATCTCACTATCGGGATTAGGTAAGTTAGTAATTGAAGGATAGTTCCCGTTCACCTTACGTAACTTAATTGAGCTAGTCTGCTCACCACTCACTAGATAATTCATAGTGGTGTAATACTCATCATCTACTAGCTCGATGGTATTAGTACTAAATCTAGTAGGTTTAGTTAAGCTCTTGACCCACTTGACTAACTCATTAGCAGGTAATAACACGTCCATCTTGCCATCAACACCACTTAATCGGGCTACTCCTAATCGGTAGCGATCAGTAGCGACTAGCTCTAATCTGCCATCATCAACCACTAAATGGATAGCAGTTAGAGCTTCTATCCCTTTAGGGCTATCAGCATTACCAGCAACGGCCCTAACTAGCGGATCAAAGTCCACTAAATCTAGAGTTACGCGGGTTTGGATCATCGTACTCATCTCATCTCATCTCTTGCCACTTAATCTACTAGCACCCTGCTAGTTAGTAAGTAGCTTACG